CCTAGTTGGTGCGAGTATTGCCAGCCACTTTTCCGCTAACTTCTCCCGCATACACCCACCGCCCCAGCAGGATTACCTCGCTGGGGTTTAGGGGTTAAAGCGGTCAGATGATCGCAGGAAAGGAACTGACCGATATGAGCGCATGGATAGTAGATCGAAACCACATCAACGTAATGGTTGACTTCGCCGTAACGCACGACCTGCTCGACGACTACGACCGGGACGATTTCGGGCAGATGCTCTGGAACTGGAATTACTGGTCGATCAATTACCGATACGGCGGGAAGCATGAAGCCCCGACGTTCACATCTTCCAAACCGGAGCAGATACCGACGCTCCCGGAAATGTTTGCGATTGTTTCCTGCTACGACTACCAGGCGTGCGAGCGGCCTGATTACGAGAAGTCTGATGCGCGGGCGTTCGTCTACCTTGCGAAGATCGTGACCGGTGAACACAGCCTGAGCGGATTGCCCTGGGGTTGGGTCGCCGCCTGATTTTCTGCTGCTTCGGCAGCAGGTTCCTTTTCGCCCCGGTAGTTTGGTCGCTGCCGGGGCGTTTTGGTTAACCTCGAAATACCCGTGCGGCTACCCCGTGCGGCAGTGCCCCGTGCGGCAGGGTACGTGCGGCAGGGTACGTGCGGCGGGAAGAACAGGGATTCAAACAGCATGAATAAAGTATTGACAATATCAACGGCAGGGGAGTAAATTTAACTCATCGCACCAAGCGAGACAGCCAGAAAAGGAACCAAACGACCATGATTACCCGCCAGCAGCAGATAGAAAACATCAACGCCGACGCCAGCTACCTCGGAGTCCAAGCCGAACTGCTCGCCACCGCCATCATCAACGAAGGCTTCGGCGAAGCGAAATCAGCCCGTGGCATTGCCAACGCCATCCACCGGGGATTCACTCGATTCCACGACGACGTCGCAGCGATACTCAACGAGCCGTCCAACGGTTACGTCTTCAAGACCGACCCCAACACCGCCACCGTCTATAAGCCCGGCGAGCGCGACGAAACCAATAGCTGGATGGTCATAGACGAGGGCAACGGAATCGACGAATGGGGCGTCAAAGTTTCCGCAGTCATCCAGAACAACCACGGGTTCTATGTGGAGCCTTACTACTCATTCAGCCTCGGAATCTACAAGGCATAACGCCTACCAACCAACCCGGCGGGGAGCAATCCCCGCCAAGCCAAAAGGAACCAAGACCATGACCAAGCGAACCGATATACACCGACCCTCATCCCCCGACTTTGACCCGCAAGCATACGAGTTGTTCGGGATTTTCACCCTCTACGGTGGACACACAGACCGAACCGGCGAATTTATCCCGAGTCCTTTCAAGGTCGCCGTCACCGAATTAGAGTCTCGCGGCTGGAACACCGACATAGTTGGAGCCAGGGACAGCGTGTATTCCCGCCAGTGTGGTCACTGCGGAGCGCACATCAAGTACGGCGCACTTCTCACCTTTGAAAAGGAATTGGCCCTGATAGTAGTCGGTGAAGATTGCCTCTTGAATCGGTTTGAATCCGACCTCACCAAAGCGCAGTTCCAAGCACTTCGGGAAGAACAGCGGTTGAATACCGAGCGCACCACAAGGGCAACCAAGATAGCTGCGGTGCTGGAAGCGAACCCCGGCTTAGAATCCTGCTTCGATTCCGACAATAGTTTCGTGCAGGACGTACTCGGTCGCTTGACCAAATACGGGGAACTTTCCGAACGTCAGATTGCAGCCGTCATAAAGGCAGTCAAGCGGGACGCAGATTGGGAAGTCAAGAAGGCAGTCGAGGCGAGGGCGATGGAGTCCGCAACCGACGCTCCGACGGGCAAGGTTACGATTACTGGCGAAATCCTCTCAACAAAGTGGCAAGAGTCGATGTACGGCTCGACCCGGAAGATGATTGTCAAGACCGAAGATGGCTGGAAGCTATGGGTGACCGTACCGAGCAGCATCGAAGATGTGATGGACTGCAAGTTGTCATCTTCTTGCTGGAGCGACCACGCAGAGGGCAAGACTGAATACAGGGACGTTCACAAGCTAGAGGGCAAGACAGTCACGCTAACAGCGACGGTAACGCCTAGCGACCGTGACCCGAAATTCGCGTTCGGCAAGCGACCCACGAAGGCGAGGTTGGTCAGCTAATCAACCCGCCAGAACGTAGAGACAAGCCCCGGCAGAAGTGTCGGGGTTTTCTTGTTCCCGTAATTTGAATTCACCAGAAGCAGGATCGGTCGATTCCAGTTCAGATGTTTCTTGTTTTCTTGTTCTGGCCCCTGTGTGGGAACAAGAGAACAAGCAATTTCCCGCCGATACTCCCTGGAGCAACCCGCGCCCAACTGTTAATTCGGATAATTCGGTTAGTTCGCAAGGCGAAATCCCTGGAACCCTCCCCGTTCCTCACGTGCGCGTACGCGGTTACTCAGTAACCAGTAACGTAACAGTAACCAGAAATGTAAATATGTTAAATATATTAACTAAGTTACTAATAGAAACCGTTACTAGGTACTGAAGAAAAGGAAATACTCGGTAGATGTAATTAACCGGGACTGAATACCCTCACAAAACTGTTTCCAGGCCACCCAGCATCGCCGCATAGCGTTTCAAGGGAAATATTAGTAGTAACCCGCAAAACCTGAGAGGCATACCCTGTCCGTTGCGATACGACGCTGCCGTGCTACGATACCCGAAGGCGTGTTCCTCTCGCCTAGACAGGCTCCGGGCCTGGCGCACCTGTCATTCAAGCGAGAGAACCGCCCATTTCTACAGCCAGCCAGAGGAAACAACGCATGGCAAAAGAGAAGCCCGACTCGCCAACGCACGAAGCGATGCGACAGGCAGCATGGGACGAGAACACCGCCGCCGATGTTCAGCGTCCCGCGCATGAACTGGCCGTCGAGTACCGAAACATCGACGCGCTCATTCCCTACGTCAACAACGCCCGAACGCACAGCGACGAGCAGGTGGCTCAGATCGCAGCGAGCATCAAGGAATTCGGCTGGACGAACCCGGTACTGGTGGACGGCGACAACGGAATCATCGCAGGGCACGGACGGGTACAGGCTGCTCGGAATCTGGGACAGACGGAGATACCCGTCATCGAACTGCATGGCTTGTCTGACACGCAGAGGCGTGCGTATATCCTGGCAGATAACCAACTTGCAATAAACGCTGGTTGGAATGGCGATCTATTACTGAATGAACTAGAACGATTGCAACTTGACGATTTTGATATTTCAATAACAGGTTTCGGTCTCGATTTCGCTGAACTAGATTTTGATGGCGAGTCTACTGACGGTGATGATGATAAATACACTCGCAGTATTGAAGTCCCGATATACGAAATCACTGGTAAGAAACCTGCAATATCAGAATTGCTAGACTCGACAAAAGCAGATGAGTTGCTTACTGAAATTGCCGCTGCTAAATTACCCGCCGCTATTTCATCATTTCTAAAAGCAGCAGCAACGCGACATACCGTATTTGATTTCGCGAACATCGCTGAGTATTACGCTCATTCAACGTCCGATATACAAAACCTAATGGAACGGTCTGCACTGGTAATTATTGACGTTGATAAAGCAATCGAAAATGGGTTCGTTTACGCGGCTACCGAAATCATGAAATTGGCAACGCAGGATGCAGACAATGAGGAATGACTTTTGCGCTTTTATCCTGACGAACGGGCGACCAGATCATGTGACTACTTATACGCTGCTGAGACGCTCGGGCTACACCGGGAAGATCTATATCGTTATCGACGACGACGACGAAGCCCAGGATAGATATATCGAGCGTTACGGCGACGAGGTTCTAATCTTCTCGAAAGATGAGATTGCAGCAACCTTCGACGAGGGTGATAATTTCAGCGACCGTCGCACAATTACCTACGCCCGCAACGCCTGTTGGCAGCTTGCGAAGCAGGTGGGCTGTAAATACTTCATCCAACTTGACGATGATTACAACGCTTTTAGGTATCGTCTTGACGGGAATAGACAGTACGCCAGCGTGATCGTTAAGACACTCGACCGCTTATTCTCGCTGCTCGTAGACTACCTTACGATTACGCCGTTTCTAAGCATCGCCATATCGCAGGGTGGCGACCACGTTGGTGGGGGAACCGGAACATATTTGAAGGCCATCAAAAGCAAGCGCAAGGCAATGAATACGTTTGTCTGTGCAACGGACAGGCCATTTCAGTTCGTCGGACGGATGAATGAGGACGTAAATACATATACGGGTTTACAACGGCGCGGTGGTGCGTTTCTCAGTTTTATGTGGATGATGGTTAACCAACTACCCACCCAGAATACCGCCGGGGGAATGAGCGAGTTTTACCGTAATATCGGAACGTATGTTAAGAGCTTTTATTCCGTAATGTACGCGCCAAGCTGCGTGAAGATTTCGATGCTCGGTACAGCCAACAGACGGGTTCACCATCGGGTTTATTGGAATAATACAGCGGCGTGTATTATCGACGAAAAATGGGCAAAGAAATGACAACCACGCTAGTCCTGGGAGGGGCAGGGTTCCTCGGTTCGCATCTATGCGACCGGCTAATCGCCGAGGGTCATACGGTCTATTCAGTAGACAATAATTCGACGGGACGAGAGAGCAATTTCACCCACCTAATCGACCACCCGAATTTCCATCACACGAATCAGGACATTACGATGCGGTTCAACCCGTATCGAACGCCACCTGAATTCCCGCCCGACTACGTTGTGAACATGGCGAGTCCTGCATCCCCGGTCGATTACGCTCGACTGCCGATTGAGACTCTGCGGGTCGGCTCAACGGGTACGTTCAACCTTCTCGATCTTGCCCGAAAACACGATGCTGTATTTCTGCTTGCCTCGACATCGGAAGTCTACGGTGAGCCGTTAATATCTCCTCAAAAAGAGGACTATTGTGGAAACGTAAACCCAGTCGGGCCGCGAAGCGTATATGACGAGGCAAAAAGATTCTCAGAAGCCCTTTCTGCCGCTTATCATCGCGCGTACGGTATGGATACCAGGATTGTCCGACTATTTAATACATTCGGAACTCGGATGAAACTTAACGACGGCAGAGCAATTCCTAATTTCGCTGCACAGGCGTTCCGCGGCGAACCACTTACTATTTATGGTGACGGGACACAGACACGCTCGTTCACTTATGTAGACGATACTATCGACGGAATATTTCGGATGATGAACTTAAAAGCTGGGAGCGACCTTCCGCTCGTAAATATCGGGAACCCTGATGAAGTTCCGATACTGCAAGTCGCCGATGAGATTATCGAATTAACAAATAGTAAGAGTGAGGTTGTATTTAACCCTCTTCAAGAAGATGACCCAACACGACGTAAGCCAGATATAACAAAGGCTTGGGATACTATTCGATGGAAGCCAAGAATCAGTCGAAAAGAAGGACTGAAAAGAACGCTCCCGTATTTTGAAGAAATGGTCAGACTTGGTTAAACAAAGTGCCACAAGTCGCGCATAAGCCCACAGCCGAGCAGCGTCGTATGGTCGAGGCGATGTCTGCCTACGGCATACCCCAGGACGATATTGCGCTTGTCATTCAGGTAGATCGGAACACGCTCGCAAAGCACTACCGGCACGAACTCGACGAGGCGACGGCGAAGGCCAATGCGAAGGTCGCCGAGCGGCTATACGACAGGGCAATGGACGGTGATGTTAAGGCGATGATGTTCTGGCTGGAACGGCGCGGTGGCGATGCCTGGCGCAACAAGCCAGTCGTGCAGCTTATTCCGGGTGATTTCACTATCGACATGAACCCGGCTGGCTTCCTGGAGTTGCCGGGAGCGGACGATGACGATGACGACTAAGCAGCACATCACATATACCCGCCCCTGGCTCTATGAAAAACAGAAGGACGCCATCTTCTGCGACGAGCGATACTCAGTGATCGAGGCGTCAACGAAGTCAGGCAAGACCATCGGCTGCACAGTGTGGCTTACGGAGCAAGCGATACAGGGTGGACTCCACCGGAACTACTGGTGGGTCGCCCCGATATACGGTCAGGCCGAGATAGCGTTCAGGCGGTTAAAGGCGGGACTCGGTGAAGGGAATTACATTGCCAATAATTCCAACCTGACCGTTACGTTGCCGAACGGTGCGGCGATCTGGTTCAAGGGCGGCGACAAGCCTGACAGCCTGTACGGTGAGGACGTTTACGCTGCGGTCATTGACGAGGCTACCCGCTGCAAGGAAGAAGTTTGGCACGCTATCCGCACGACGTTGACAGCGACCCGCGGCAAGATTCGGATAATCGGCAACGTCAAGGGCCGCAAGAACTGGGCGTATCGGCTGGCACGCAAAGCCGAGTCAGGTGTTCCCGGCTGGAAATACAGCAAGATCACCGCAGCCGACGCAATCGCCGGGGGCGTGTTGCAGGGCGACGAAGTTCAGGAAGCCAGACGCGACCTTCCCGACCAGGTATTCAAGGAGCTGTACCTGGCAGAGCCGAGCGACGACCAGGGCAACCCGTTCGGCATTGATGCGATATATAGCTGCGTTGCGCCGCTGTCGAACAGGGAGCCGGTCGTATGGGGCTGGGACTTGGCGAAATCAGTTGACTGGACATGGGGCGTTGCGCTCGACGACCGGGGTGCAGTCTGCCGCTCCGAGCGGTGGCAATCGCCGTGGGAAGAAACCCTCAAACGTATTGTCAAACATACTGGTGAGATTCCCGCGCTGGTTGACAGTACGGGGGTCGGCGATGCGATAATTGAGTTCCTCGCTAGAGCCGGTAGCAATTTCGAGGGATTCAAGTTCACCAGCAGTTCCAAGCAGCAGCTAATGGAACGGCTGTCGGTCGCTATACAGCAGCGGCAGACCTCATTCCCCGAAGGGCAGTTATTCAACGAACTGCTAAGTTTTGAATATGTATACACGCGAACCGGCGCACAATATTCCGCACCTGTCGGGCTTCACGACGACGGCGTTTGCGCGCTCGCTCTCGCTGTTTACCACCAGGACAGGAAGCCCGGAATCGGAGTCTGGCTTTGAGTTTTCTCGATAGGCTTATCCCGTCACGAAAAGCTGAACCGAACGACGTAGTTGTCGCGTCGGTTCTGAACGCGACAACGCAGACTGGAACGGCGTTTCCTGACGCCAGTTATTCCCGGTGAGGG